AAAATTTTTATTATTATTATTTTGTTCGTTTTATCAATTCAATTTTTAGTTTCGCCAACGAACGCGCAACCAAATCGTTTTCCTCTTCTTTTATTTCTTGTTTTTCTTTATACATTGCTAAACCTCTTTGAGCAACTACCAAATCAGCTCCAGATTGAGAATAAGCAGGATAAGTGACAGGACTCACATCAAAAAGTCTATCAATGGATGTTATTGTTCTTATATCATTGCCCTCTTCATCAGTGCTCCATTCATCTCCATTCTCAGCTATTGTAAAAGCAAATGAAGATTGATTGATGTTTCCATTCTTCATGTTTATTGCTAAGTCTTTACCATAAGAAGTTTCAGGAATAGAAAATTCATATCTCAAACCTTTATCATCAACAGACAACTTTAAGTTTCCAGCAGTTGAACGGGCCAAGATGAGGGATGGATCATGATTAATTAAAGCTCTCACGTCTGATTTTGCAATAGTTTCTTCTGTTATTGCACTTGGAGAGATGAACTCATAGAATCCTCCTAAGTTTTCAGAACGTGAGTTCCAAATTGAACCATAGCCAACAACTACTTCTTGACCATCTTCTTTTGTTTCAAATCTGTTTTCAATGTTAAATATTCTTTTTTCCATAATTGTATTGTTATATTTTTTGTCCCAAATGTTTATTTGTTTTATTTTTTCCTCTTCATAGTAATCTTCATTATCTTCCTCTGCTTCTTCTTGAGTTTCGTATTTGCATTCTCCAGTTTCTCCCCACTTCCACATTCCGTTGTTACATTCCTCAGCTGGCATCTTCCTCTCCTATTTTGTCTAACGTAGTCATGTTCATTTGAAGATAATTTTCGTCCCCAAATTCTATTCTGTTAAGATCCTCTTTCATCCTAACCTCATTAATGGTCATCCAACCATTTGTTACTGCTGTTTTGTAATAATCAGCTCTATCTTTTACGTTCCCTCTAAGCAATCCGTTTACATTGAACTTAACATAATCTCTTCCAACTAAATTTCTTCTAAACAATTTAAGACTCATTTCCAATTCTATCTTTGAGATATAAGGCATTAAAGAATAAGAAACAAATTCCTGTGATTGCATTTCAATATTGTTGAAACTTGACTTTGATAAATCTCTTAATAAGTGTGGAGGAAGTCCGAAGATACGAGCCACCTCTTCCACAGAAAACTGCCTGCTCGCCAAGAACTGGGCCTGGTCTGGAGTAACACTAATACTTTTATATTTTAATCCCTCTTCCAATACAGCTGTTTGATTTGAGCCTGCTAATGTTCCGTAGTTTTTATTAAATGAATTTCTTAATCTATCAATCGCTTGTTCACTTAAAGCCCTATCAGATTCCAATATTCCCGAGAGTTTACCTCCGTTCTTGAAAAATGTGCTGGAATATTCCTGAACACTCATACCCCACCCAATAGCGTTTTTACATTGTTCAATTGGAGAAAGTCCTGTTATTCCATCAGGACCAGTTATCATTTTAAAGTGAAGAATGTTATCTGAGTCATGAGTCATTCCTGATTTCTCATCTTCATAAAATAGTCTGTTATCTAAAACGTAAGTATTCACATCTCCATAATTCAATGGCAACAATTCCAAGATCCTTCCATTTCTATTTCTCACAATTTGAACATAAGAGTTCCCATCTGAAAGCATGTCCATAATTATCTTTTCGTAAAAAGTAATTTTGTTTTGATATGAGTTTGGTTGGTATTTTATAAGAAATGAAAGTTCAGAATTTACTTCTAAATTATCTCCATTAGGTTGTCTACTAAATACTCCAACTGGTAAAGTTGAAATACTTTCAGAAAGTAATCTCATTGCAGCCCATACGGCTGAAAATGTTAAAGCTGTTTCAGGCGATACTGTTTGAGCTGGACCAAACGGCATAGTGTAATTTATGCTTCTTGTTTCCTTTTTTGGTTTTCCTGAAAAAATGTTTTGGATTGAATTGAGTATTCCCACTATATAATTTTTTGCAATTATACGAAACAAAAACTCATTTTTTGTGTAACATTGTTTCCCTCTTAAATACTGTTTTTAGTCGTTTTAAGAGACTTTTATTGGTTTTAGATATGTTGGTATATAAAATAAAAAAACCCACAACTTTCATTGCAGGTTCTTTTTTGTTTTTGATTCGTTTAAAGTATTAATGATTTGTAAGTGTTATTTTATCTTCTTTTACTAATTCTAATAAGAAATCAATCATTGTAGTTTCATCCTCACATCCTTCCTCTAACAATGTATTATAAATACTTCCAACTAATTCCGTTTTATTCATATAGTTATAATTAATAGGACATTCTCCGTATAAGTGAGAATCTAATTCAAATCCAATTTCTTTTAAGTTGTGGTTAGTTAGTTGTGTTAGTTCCCAAATGTTGTGTAATGTTTTCATAATTGTTATTTTTAGTGTTTTTAATTCGTTTTATTATGATACAAATATAGAAAGTTTTTTAACAACAACAAACTTTTTATGTTTTTTTTAATATTTTTTTTTCTAACCTAGTAAATAGGTATTTTTTTATCATTTTTTTATGTAAATTTTAAATTTTTAGCTGTTAAAAACCTTAGCATTTCATCAAGTTTCATCAACTTTTAGTGAATTTTAAGCAAAAAACAGGTTGTTTTTTTGTTGATTATCTAGTGTTTTTATGGCTTTTTATCTTTCTATCTCTACAAACTCTGAATGAATTATAATCCACATATTTTCTTTTCCCAAAGAGTTCAATGTGTTCTTGTTCTAAAGATTCGTAAGCGTCTTTTAAATATTTGTATTCTTTGGCTCTTGTCCAAAACTCTCTAATGAAACCATCTGCTGAATATATTCTTATCATATTATAAAATTAAAAGTCCTCTACCATCATAAACAGAATTTATATCTCCCTCTGTCATGTAACTTCCCAACGCCATAATTAAACTCACAGTAAAATCTATTTTTTCAGAACTGCGTTTTTTGGATGGCTTGATATTTCCTGCACTGTCTTCCTCCATTACTGTATTTGAAATCATCCAACTTGCAGCAGGATTTCCATCATGTATTATTTTTTGACCTAAAATTAATTTTTCTACTTCTTTTGAAGGAGCTGATAAACTAACAAATCCCTGTCCAAATGGTTCCATTGGAACATTATAATCATTAGTCAAACGCACCACTAAAGAACTTGCATTCCAACGATCGTAACAAATAGATTGAAACCGAAACATATTTCCTAGTTCTAAAATTTTATTTTCTATATAAGCATAATCTGCCACATTACCACCAGTTGCAATTATGTGTCCTTGATTTATCCAAGTTGTGTAATCTACCTTATCTCTCTCACTTCGTTTCTTTGCGTTTTCTTCAGGGATGAAAAAGTAAGGAACTACAATAAACTTTTCTCCTTCTTTGAATAATAAAACCAAAGCCGATATATCCCTTGTGGATGCAAGGTCTAATCCCGCCCAACATTCTTTATCTTTTAATTTTTCTAAATCAACTTCTCCTTTACATAGTTCCCATTCTTTTGAACCTATCCAAGCGGTTTGGGAATCAGTCCAGATGTTTAACATTAATCTCTTAAATGTGTTTTGATATGATGGAACATCCATTGCTCTTTGGGATTCTCTTTTCATATATTCCTTACGCAAAGAAACACCATAATTTGGATTTGCTTTTTTCCAAACTTCTTCATCAGTAATATCACAATCTGAATCAGCTTCATAGATAGCAGAATAAAAAGACTCATCTTCAATTATCCCATCCTGAACTTTCTTTGCATAATCATAGACTTCAAAACAAATAGATTGTCTATCATATCCAGCGGTTGTTATTGCAATACATAATGGTTGCCTTCTTGATCCAGTTGAAGTTAAAAGAGTGTCCCACAAATCTCTGTTTGGTTGGGTGTGTAATTCGTCAAAGATTATACAGTTGGCGTTGAATCCATGTTTGGTTTTTGAGTCTGAAGAAATAGCTTGATAAAAGTTTCCCTTACTTTCATTTGTAATTGAGTTTCTAAATACTTTAGCTCTTCCAGTCAGTTCTTTATTATTTAAAATCATTTGTTTTGCTATCTCAAAAACAATACCAGCTTGAGCCCTATCTCCAGCAGCTGAATATATTTCACTTCCTCTCTCACTATCTGCAAACAACATATACAATCCTATTGCAGCACACAAAGTTGATTTCCCATTTTTACGAGGCACCTCAATGAAAGCTGTTCTATATTTACGAGTCCCATCTTCATTTTTCCATCCAAACAAATCTCCAATTATTTTCTTTTGCCATTCTTCAAGAAGTAACGGCTCTCCATGTAGTTCTCCTTTTGTATGGGAACAAAATGTTTCAATGAAGCCGATTGCTTTTTTTGCGGCCTTTTTATCAAAATAATAGTTAGTCAAAATAATTATTTATCTGAGTATTGTTTGTTGTTGTTGGTGCAGAAATTGAAGCTCTAGCAACTGGAGTTAATCCAAACTGAGCAGCCAATTTAAGGCTGTTATTTAATGCATCATTTTTCATTTTAACTAAAGGAGATGCTTGACGCCTCAAAACTATTCCCTCTGAACTTTCAAACTCATCAATTCTGTTTTCTTTTCTAAGTTTCATTTCACATTCCAAATATAAACTTATCTCATTGCAATAAGCTTCAACCAATTTTAAATCTACTGAGTATAACATCCCCAAGTTAAAGAGTTGAGTTGTTACTTTTTCAAATTCATTCTTTCCTATTTCAGAAAGCCATTCAGGAACTTCAGGTAATTGAGA